GCTGACCTTGCCGATACAGAGGTGAAAAAGGCAGTCCGAAAAACTGCAACCGAAGTTAGAAAAGAGATATCTTCAAATGCTCCGGAAGACACTGGTGCTTACGCAAAAAGCTGGACAGCCAAAAAAGTCAGCGAGAACAGCCATTCTTTGCAAATGACGGTTTATTCCAAGAACCGCTATCAGCTGGCTCATTTATTGGAGCATGGTCATGCCAAGCGTGGCGGTGGGCGTGTTGCAGGAAAACCGCATATTGCTCCTGCAGAAGAAAAGGGTGCGGAAATGCTTGAGAACCTCATAAAGGAGGCGTTGTCATGACCTATGAAGAAATCCATGAAATGATGCAGGAAACGGGGCTGCCTTTCGCATATCACCATTTTGCTGAGGGAGAATCTCCACAGCCGCCCTTTTTGCTGTTTCTCTCTCCCGGTGAGCATGCATTCGGTGCGGATAATACGATGTATTACAGCTTCAAACAGCTGGACATTGAACTGTACACGGATAAGAAATCACCGGAAGTAGAAAAACACATCGAGGAAATTTTAAGGCAACATCACATTTTTTACAACAAGACAGAAGCATGGATAGAGTCTGAAAGGCTCTATGAAGTGCTTTATGAAATGGAGGTTTGATTTTATGGCGAACAAGAAAAACAAGGTTAAATTCGGTTTGCAGAACGTCTACTGGGCAAAAATCAATGAGTGGGGTGAAGATCCAGACGGCAACAAAACTGTCCCGGCATATGGTCCGTCAAAGCATCTGCCCGGTGCCGTATCGCTTTCTATTGACGCAAACGGCGAAGCAGAGAATTTCTTTGCGGACAATGGTGTTTATTATGTCATCAACAACAATGCAGGATATACAGGTGACCTTGAAATCGCCCTTATAACAACTGAATTTGCAACTGAAATCTTAGGAGAAATCCTTGATAACAATGGTGTTCTGGTGGAAAAGAATGATACGGAACTTGCACAGTTTGCATTGATGTTTGAATTTCTGGGTGACAAGCACCACATCCGTCATGTAATGTATTGTTGCAGTGCGTCACGTCCTGCAACGGAATCTGCAACCACCGAAGAAAGCACAGAAGTCAAGACTGAAAAACTGTCACTGAAAGCTACTCCTTTGCCGACAGGTCTTGTGAAATCGAAAACTACTGAAAGCACCACAGATACGGTGTATAATAACTGGTTCAAGATGCCATATAACCCTGATACAGGTACGGCTTCAAAACAAAAATCAAGCAATGCGTAAGGAGTGAAAATCAATGGCTATTCAGAAAAATATTACAATTGACGGAATTGAAGTGCCTTTTAAGGCAAGTGCTGCTGTACCACGTTTGTATCGTCTGAAATTCCGCAGAGATATTTATAAGGACTTTTCTGCACTGAAAACTGAAGTCACTGAGGGTGATGAAAATAAAAGCGAAATCGGCATTGAAAGCCTTGAAGTTTTTGAAAATATCGCCTATATCATGGCAAAACACGCTGACTCCAATGTTCCTGATAACCCTGATGATTTTCTGGAACAGTTTAACACGTTCAGCATTTATGAAATTCTTCCGCAACTGATTGAACTCTGGGGACTGAACACCGCAACGCAAGTAGAGTCTAAAAAAAACATCGCCAGACTGACCGCCCGATGACAACTCCGCTTTTTCTCCTGAGATGCAAACAGCTCGGTCTTTCTATGACCGAGCTGGATCTGCTGACGATTGGACTGATAAACGATATGTTCACGGAACGTGAAAATGATGAGTATTCAGGGTGGAATGAGGTTGCTTCTCAAAGCGATTTTGATGCGTTTTGAATTAACAAATGTGTGCCTGTAACCAAGCTAATAACTGTTCAGAAGATATTTCTCCGGCAGCTACACCAAGAATCAACCGTGTTAATTCTTCATCTTCATAATCAACATCAATTCCATTTAACATTAGAAAAATAAGCATTACATGAGTTCCGATTCTCTTGTTTCCATCAACAAATGCGTGATTTTTAATTAAACTGTATCCTAACTGTGCTGCCTTATCAATTATTGTAGGATACAATTCTATTCCTGTAAATGTTTGAAATGGAGCATTCAAAGCCGATTCCAGTAAACCTTCATCGCGTATTTCAGGTGAACCTCCTGACTGAGCAATGACATCTCGATGAAGCAGTATAACTTGTTGTTTTGTCAGACGAATCATTTTGCAAGCTCCTTATATACAGCAGCATTTCGTTTTAATAACTTTTTGGAAATGTCAAGAACATCTTCATCAGATGCAGTTTCATCTGTTTCGGTATCATCAAATACCCGTATTTCATAGCGTGGTTTATTGTTCTTAAAGATGATTGCTGTTCCATATTGGTCAACCGTTCTGGCAACCATAGAAAAATTCTGGTTTGCTTCGGTCATAGAAAAAATTGTGTTTGTATCAATGTTCATACGAACACCCCCTTTGTATTTATTATATCATAAAGTTAGGATAAATTCAACCTATTTTTCAAAAAAAGTGAGGTGAACCACAGTGGCAAACAGAATCAAGGGCATCACCGTTGAGATTGGCGGTGATACGACCAAGCTATCCAAAGCCTTAGATGGTGTAAACAAGAACATTAAAAACACCCAGTCACAGCTGAAAGACGTGGAGAAACTTCTGAAACTTGACCCAAAGAACACAGAACTGCTTTCACAGAAGCAGAAACTTCTCGCTGACAGCATTTCTGCAACAAAAGAAAAGCTTGCAACGCTGAAAACTGCCGCAGAACAGGCAAATACCGCTCTTGCAAACGGTGAGATCACCCAACAGCAATATGATGCTTTGCAGCGTGAGATTGTCGAAACAGAGAACGAATTGAAGCGTCTGGAAACAGAGGCGAAAAATGCAGGTTCTGCCCTGCAAAAAATCGGCGATGCAGGAGAAGTTTTGCAGAATGTCGGCGGTAAAATATCCGGTGCAGGTGAAAAACTTCTGCCCATCACCGCAGGTGTGACGGCTCTTGGAACTGCTGCTGTGAAAACCGCCTCCGACTTTGATTCTGCAATGTCAAAGGTTGCTGCTGTATCCGGTGCAACGGGTGATGATTTACAGGCTTTGCGTGATAAAGCAAGAGAAATGGGCAGCAAAACAAAGTTTTCAGCAAGTGAAGCTGCCGAAGCGATGAACTATATGGCGATGGCAGGCTGGAAAACAAATGATATGCTGTCTGGTATTGACGGAATCATGAATCTTGCAGCAGCATCAGGCGAAGACCTTGCCACAACATCGGATATTGTTACAGATACACTTACAGCATTTGGTCTGACAGCACAAGATAGCGGTCATTTTGCTGATGTTTTAGCGGCTGCAAGTTCCAATGCCAACACAAATGTATCTATGCTCGGTGAGTCATTCAAATACTGTGCTCCGATTGCAGGTGCTTTAGGTTTTTCTTGTGAAGATACCGCTGAAGCACTTGGCTTAATGGCAAATGCCGGTATCAAGTCTACACAGTCTGGCACTTCCATGCGTTCCATTATGACTGCACTTTCGGGTGAAGTCAAATTCTGCTCTGCCGCCTTCGGAGAAATGGAGATCGCAACTTCCAATTCAGACGGTTCAATGCGAAGTTTATCCGATATTTTAGCAGACTGCAGGGTTGCATTTGATCAGATGTCAGAATCCGAAAAAGCGAGTGCCGCAGAAACTCTTGTAGGCAAAAACGCAATGTCAGGCTTTCTTGCTCTGATGAATGCCGCACCTGCGGATATTGATAAATTATCAGGAACCATTGCAAACTGTGATGGCACATCTTTACAAATGGCAGAAACCATGCAGGATAATCTTGCAGGCCAGCTTACCATTTTGAAATCTCAGCTTGAAGAACTGGCTATCTCCTTTGGCGAGATTCTGATGCCTGTTATTCGTGATATCATCACCAAAATACAGGGATTTGTGGACAAGCTGAATGCTCTTGACCCTGCAACAAAACAGACCATTATCAAAATCGGATTGATGGCTGCGGCTTTAGGTCCGCTTTTGATTGTTGTGGGTAAAACAATTTCTTCAATTGGCGGACTGATGACTTTTATCAGCAAAGTCCCGACAATGATTGCAGGTGCTAAGACTGCATTTTCAACGCTTGGTGCCGCAATTGGTGGTATTTCTGCTCCTGTGGTGGCTGTCGTTGCGATTATTGCGACACTGGTTGCCGCTTTTGTGCATTTGTGGAATACCAATGAGAACTTCAAAAACAGCATTCTTTCTATTTGGGAACAGATAAAGTCCACCTTTGAACGTCTGACATCGGGAATTGTTGACCGAATTAATGCACTCGGATTTGATTTTCAGAATTTCGGTGAAATGCTGAAAGCAATGTGGGATGGATTATGCAGTGTGCTTGCACCTGTGTTTGAGGGCGTATTTCAGCATATTTCGGATATTTTCACCTTTGTGACGGATACCATTCTGAGCGTGCTTGATGTATTTATCGGCTTATTTTCGGGAAACTGGGAACAGTGCTGGAATGGTATCAAGGGCATTTTTACAGGTATCTGGGATTTTGTAGTCAACCAGTTCAGCAATATTCTGAACACGCTGAGAGGTGTGGCAGATGTATTTCTCGGTTGGTTCGGAACATCATGGAATGAGGTCTGGACGAGTATAAAAGATTTCTTTGTTGGAATCTGGGACAGTATTTGTTCTGCTTTTCAGGCTGTTGCTGACTTTTTCACAAATATCTGGAATGCAATCTCCATGTTCTTTACAACGATAGCGACTGCAATCTATACCACAGCGGTCACAATTTTCACTTCTGTATATGACTTCTTCGCAGGAATTCTGACCAGTATTCACGACTTTTTTACAACTATCTTCAATGCGATATGGACGGTTATTTCAACTGTCTGCACCACTATTTACGACACGATTTCAAGCATCTGGAATGCAATTTACAGCTTTATTTCTCCGCTTTTGGAAGCGTTCAAATATCTGTTTGAAACCATTTTTCAGGCAATTCACATCATTATCAGCAATGTAATGGATTGGATCTCGGAAAAGATACAGGCTATATGGAATGCGATTGTTGCATTTCTCACACCTCTGCTTGAGGGCATTAAAACGTTCTTTGAAACGATATGGAATGCCATTTATACCGCAATTTCAACGACATTAAGCACTATTTCAAGTGTTGTTACATCGGTCTGGGACGCAATTTCAAGCTTTATTTCAAGTGTAATGAACACGATAAAATCCATAATTTCAAGTGTATGGAATGCTATCAGCGGTGCGGTTTCCAGTGTGGTCAATGCTATCCGAAGCACAGTATCTTCCGTCTGGAGCAGTATTTCTTCCACAATTTCATCGGTGATGAATACCATTCATTCAACTGTGACAAGCATCTGGAATAATATGAAATCTTCAATCGGTTCTATCATCAGCGGTATTTACACCACGATCAAGGGCGGTTTTGATAATGCTGTCAATTATGTCAAAGGTCTTGCATCTGATGCTTGGAACTGGGGACGGGATATTGTTTCCAACATTATTGACGGTCTGAGAAGTATGATCGGCAGCCTTGCCGACAGTGTATCAAATATTGCCGATACAATTCGCAGTTATCTGCACTTTTCTGTTCCTGATGTAGGACCGCTGACGGACTTTGAAAGCTGGATGCCTGACTTCATGAATGGTCTGGCGGACGGCATCAACAAAAGCAAAAAGGTCGTAGCTAAGGCAGTTTCAGGTGTTGCAGATACAATGAGAGTAACGCTCAATTCTGATCTCAACTACAATCTTGACGAAATGACAGGTGCGATTATGAATGGCAGTTCTGAAAGTTCTGTGGTCAATAATTACTACAATAACGACAACAGCCGCACAGTGAATCAGACCAATAATAGTCCGAAATCACTGTCACGGCTGGAGATTTACAGGCAGACGAGGAATGCGGTGAAACAGTAATGGGGCGGAGTTTCTGCCCTGCAAACTAGAATTTGACGCTCTATTAATGCTATTAAACCCAATCAATAGCATTCTTTACAAGTTTGACAAATGGTTCACAGGTCAGATTTTGGGTAGTGTGTGCAGGAACGATACAGCAGATTTTTCCCTTGCCATAGGTGTGAATCCATACAGCAGGCTGAACGCCGTTCTTTGAAACGGTTTCTGCAAGAATCGTTGTATCAGCATTCGGAATCATTTTCATTACATAATGTTCGTCAAAATCAGGGAATGTGAATTTGCCAATGCCTTCAATAATCGGATGTTCTGCTATCGGTTTTACAGTAAGCGGACATTGTTCGGGATGAGTGATAAAGTTACTTCTTACAACATTTGTGAGGATTGCGTGATTTTCTGTGTAATCAGTAAGTGATGCGTGAAGCATAATCGTTCCCATACCATTCTGAACATCATTCAGAAATTTCTCCGTCCATTTTTCATCACACCAGATTGGAGTAGGAATCTGATCATTTTCAATAGGATCTTTGAAAGACAAAAACAAATCAAACTGCCCGTTGAAATAATCATTTGGGTTCTTTGTAAATGTTACTTCATAATCTGCGTTAAACAGATAGTCCATCATAGGCTTGATGGAATCATCGTGATGCCAGTAATCGTGTACCAAAACAAATACTTTTTTACTCATAAGTTATACGTCCTTTCATCACCATTTTATGGCTACGTTTTTGTGAATTCTCGTTTTTTAGATGTGCGTTAAATTCCGATTTATAGGGCTGTCACGCCCTACAGCATATACCCAATTATATCACATTCCACTCTCAAAAGTCAATGAGCGGTTTTGAGCCGTGATGCAAACGGCTCAGTGGTAAATAACTACTATAATGACAACAGCCGCACAGTAAATCAGACCAATAATAGTCCGAAATCACTGTCACGGCTGGAGATTTACAGGCAGACGAGGAATGCGGTGGATATTTAAAAGTTAGTGCAGAAATTGAAATCCCATAATAACAACACCAAGCACCACAAGAATAATACCTGTAGCACGATTTAATGTTTTTGGCTTTGCCTTATTTGCAAATACTGCCGCAATTCTTGCCCATATCAGCGTAAACACAATGCACAATACCCATGTCAGAATATCCGGTGTTCCGCCAATTGTAAAATGCGATATAGCACCCGTCAATGCGGTAAAAGTCATAATAAATACACTTGTGCCTACAGCGGTTTTTAATTCATATCCCATAACGCTGGTCAGAATCAGAAGCATCATCATTCCGCCCCCTGCACCAACAAATCCGCAAATAAAACCAATAATAATTCCACAGATAATGGACTGTATAGCACGTTTTTTCGCTGATGTTTCCGCCATAGATTCTTTAGTGTTCATAACAGGACGAACAATAAATTTTATTCCAAGCAGAAACGTCATAAATACCGAGAAACCGCCCATTGTTGCGGATGGCAGAATACTTGCCACATAGCTTCCGACAACTGTAAAAACAAGCACACTTACCATCATAATTAATCCGTTTTTAATGTCCAGATTCTTATTTTTATGATAAGTATAGGCGGAAACTGCACTTGCCAACACATCAGAAGAAAGTGCAATACCGACTGCCATATAAGGGTCAATACCTAAAAAAGTAATCAACATCGGACTGATAACGGCGGCAGCACTCATTCCTGCAAATCCTGTTCCAAGTCCTGCACCCATACCTGCAAAAAATGTAACCAGAATAGTCATTATTGTTTCCATTATTCTTTTTCCTCCAAAATTTCATCTGAATTTTTACTGATAACCTGCATAACTTCTTCAAAAGCTTTCCTCATATTATCATCAATATGGACAAACAGCTTTTCAAAAAACATTTTTTGCAATTGCTGACCTCGTTCTATGATTGGTTTGGCTTTCTTTGTACACAGTAATTCTGTTTTACGCCTGTCACCTTCTACAGCCTGTCTTGTCAAATAGCCTTCCTGAACCAGACGTTCAACATTTACCGATACCAGATTTGCTTTGATATGGCGTATCTCTACAATATCTCTTGCATTTTTGTATTTCGGATTATTTCCAAGAAACATCAGAATATCAAATGCAGTTTGCGACAAACCCAGTTCTTTACAAAGTGGCTTACACACTTTACTGTATGCAAGTGAAATTTTTCTGGGGATTTCAATACTGAAGTTCATATGTCCTCCTGTTCTTTTTTGAATAGTTCAATTTTGAAGTATTATATCATATTATCATCTTTTTGTCAATGAAAAGCAGGTGAAATTTTGTTCTACACTTTAATTCTTGAAAACGAAGCAGGTCAAAAAATCGACCTGTCCAAAACTGCAAACCGATATATGTTCTCCAAAATCAAAGGAATTGATCCTCCGACAGGAACAGTCAGTACCTCAAATTATGCAGGAATGAACGGCAGTTACCTCAACAATGCCTTCATTGAAAAGCGAAATGTGGTCATTTCCTTTGAAATGCGTGGCTTTGATGTGGAACTTCGCAGGCATGAACTATATCGTGTGGTCAAGCCGTCACGCTACATCAAAATTTACTACTCCACAAAAAATATCTCTGTGTATGCAGAGGGTATCGTGGAAACCTGCGAGGTGGAGAATTTTGGAAAGCTGACCAATGGGCAGATTTCCATTCTCTGCCCTGATATTTACTGGTATTCCACCGAAACACAAATTGCGGAATATTCCCGTGTCAGAGGTGCATTTCATTTTGTCTGCCCTGATAATGACGAACCATTTCCGATTGGTGCATATAATACGCAGGATATGATGACTATCAACAACAGCGGTGATGAAGTTGGATTCACTCTTGAAATCAGCGGTGGGCCTGCGAAAAATCCGACCATTTACAACGCTCTGACGGACGAATATATGCAGATTTCGGGCGATATTCAAAAGGGCGATGTTATCACCATAACTACGAAAACAGGCAACAAAACCGTTCTTCTGGAGCGTGAGGGCGTTGTGACAAACATCATCAACCGGCTTGTTTCAGGTTCAACATGGCTGAATCTGAAAGCAGGCGAAAATAAATTCTATGTTCGTGCGTCTGAGGGGCTGTCAAGCCTGAAAGTCCGTCTTATTCACCGCAATGCGTACTTAGGGGTGTGAAAAATGCAGATTGAAATTTACAATATGACTGTCTTAAATGATAAACTGAATATTTCACTTGAGGCTGTCTGCGACAGCTTTTCTTCGCTTTTGTGGGACATCGAATATTACAAATGCGGTGCTTTTGAAGTATACATTGCTGCATCTCCCCGAAATATCGAGATTTTTCAGACTGGTAGAATTGTTGGCCGTGATGACGACAAGGAACATTTCGGACTGATTGAATCTGTGGAACTTGAAACCGATGCTGAAGATGGAGATTATCTCATCATCAAAGGCAGATTTTTAATGTGCCTTTTAGAAAGGCGTATTATTTACCCAACGTTTAACTTTACAAAACTCATTTCATATTCTCAGATTGCAATGAATGTGGTGCAGCATAATGCTTGTACAGCTGGTATCAGAAAAATTCCGGGACTTGTTGTCGGCTGTTCGTCAGGTTCTTGTTGGGATGCAAAAACAAAGTTGCAGGTCAGTTATGATAATCTGATGGAGTGGGTGTATACCATTTGTGAAAAAATCGGCGGAACTGCAAATATACGCCTGATTAAAACCAATAATGAGCAGTATGAAATGATTTTTGAACTTTTACAAGGTACTGACAGGAGCATATTACAGAAAATCAATCCGCACATCATTTTCTCTGACAGGTACAATAATCTGCTGTCCTTCACCTATTTTACAGATACCTCAGTCAAGAAAAATTACGCCTATGTTCTGGGAAAAGGCGAAGGTGAAAAACGCAAGAGAACCACATATTTTGAAGGAACAGAGCCTTCTTCTCTCGAACGCTATGAAGTGTATGTTGATGCAAAAGACATTTCAAATGAAGAACAGGAAAATGGCGAAACAAAACCATTATCTGAGGAAGAATATTCGGAACTTCTGAAAGAGAAAGGAAAACAAAGTCTTGTTCCCATAACAATGAAATCAGAATCACAGATTGCAGTACAGTCCACACAGTTTCAATACGGTGTGGACTATTTTGTTGGCGATTTTGTCACCGTAGAACATCACAGGTTTGGAATCAGACAGAATAAAATACAGCTTGTCGGAATGATTGAGAGCTTTGACCACAACGGCAGAAATTTAACACCGACATTTAAGGAGGCTTAATATGGCATTTTCATTCGGATTTTTCAATTCTAAAAATCTTGACAGAACATATACTGCTGAGAATTTTACTGACTATCTCGGCAGTATTATCTGTGACGGAATTCAGGACAACTTCGGACAGTGTTTCAAGCTGTCTGCAAGCAAATTGAAACTGACAATCGGTAGCGGAAAGGCTTGGATTCAGGGGCATTATTTCATTTCGGATACGGCATACACCTATGATTTATCTCGCTATGTGGACGAATCCCTGCCGAGATATATGGCGGTTGGAATTTGTTGTAATACTTCTGAAAATGTACGAAATATCGGTTTTGAAATTCTCGCCGGAACTCCTGCCACCAATCCTGCAATACCGAGATTTCAGAATACAGATTACAAGAAATATCTCACCCTTTGCATTATCAGACTTGATGCAGGCACATTAGAACTCAGCATTACAGATTATCGTGAAAATTCAAACTACTGCGGATATGTCCGCTGTATTCTCGGCAAATGCAAGGTCACAGATATGCTTTCGCAGCTTTCTGAAATTCAGACGCAGATAAAAGATTACAACATCACAGTCGGTCAGCTGACAACAAAGATAAACGAGTTAACGCTGAAAATTGATGAGATGACAGGCGATGTGGTTTCTATCGGAAAATGCGGTCAAAGCGTGGATTTTGTACTTTATTCGGACGGCAGACTGCTCCTCAAAGGCACAGGGGCAACATTCGATTATTCTACTGACAGCAATCCGTCACCGTTTCAGAATAATTCCAATATCAAGTCAGTTATTGTTTCAGAGGGCGTGACAGGCATTGGTGAACGACTTTTTCAGTATTGTGATAACTTAAAAACAGTATCACTTCCGACAACGCTTACAGCAATCAAAAAGGCTGCATTTCTGCCGCATATTGATGGATATATTTATCATCAGAGTCTTAATGGCTTAATGGAACTGAAGATTCCGGAACGTGTCACGGAACTTGGCGTAAACGCATTTGCAGGAACGGCAATCAAGTCCGTAACCGTTCCGTCCTCTGTGGGAACCGTAGGTGCAATGGCATTCAGTGAGTGTCAGTATCTTGAAACGGTGAGATATGGCGGCAAAGTCATTAGTGACAGAATGTTTGTACGATGCACAAAACTAAAAAACCTTACGCTTACCCGAAACGTCAAGGAAATTGTGGGCGGCTGTTTCAATTACTGTGAATCTTTGACCACAATCACTTATGAGGGTTCTCTTGCTGATTGGAACGCTGTGAAGAAAAATACAAACTGGGACAGCCATGCAGTTGATATTGAATCTCCGCTTTCAAAAATCCAGTGCCTTGATGGATACATGGAATATGTCACAAGCACGAAAACATGGAAAGAGGTGAAGGAATAATGCTGAAATTCCTTGTAAAGGGACAGAAAATTGAGATTCTGGAACGTGAAGTGATTGCCTCCGACCAGATTGCATTTGTAACACTGAAATTTGTATTTGACGGTGACTGGAAGAAGTTTCACAAGGTGGTGCAGTTTACCCAATGTGATGAAACATACAACCGTGTGCTCTGCACTGACGAACTGTCCTGTTTGCTGCCTGCGGAGCTTCATGCAGGTGCGGTAAAGCTATCCGTATTCGGATATGACGCTGACAATACAGAGGGATTAAGAGCGACAACAGTTTCGGTAACACTGCATATCCGTTCATCCGGATTTGTGGGAGATGATACAGAATCGCCCGTTCCTCCGACCCCCGATTTGTATACGCAGCTTTTACAGAAAATCGGTGAAGTGCAGCACGGGAAAGATGGCGCAGACGGCAAGGATGGAAAAGACGGCTTATCTGCATATGAACTTGCTGTGGAGAATGGTTTTACAGGGACACTTGCAGAGTGGCTTGCTTCTCTCAAAGGGAAAGACGGCGAAAATGGCGTGGATGGGAAAGATGGTGTGAATGGCTCTGACGGTAAATCCGCATATATCATTGCCGTGGAGCACGGTTTTTCGGGAACGGAAACCGAGTGGCTGGAATCGCTGAAAGGGGCAGATGGAAGTGATGCAGATGATATGGATTTATCCGGCTATGCCACCAAAGCGGAACTGCAAAAGATAACGGAAAATGCCGTATATCTGGAAAATCTCATCAAACAGACAAGTTCTGTCAGCGATACCGTTTTATTTGAATCCGGTACAGATGCCCTTGAGAAATACGGCGAAAATATTTACACCTATTACAATGACGGCTATCGTTCTCTTGCAGGTTTTGCGGAGAGTTATCCGCATTTCTGCTGTGCCGAAAATGATTATGCACTGCACTTCAATCAAACAGATTTTGGTTGGGCAGGAACGGTATTTGTGATGTGTCTGACACCTGTTTTCATCACTTCTGCCATGCACTTGATTTTGAATTATGTGGTTGGTGCGTTGGAAAATGCCGAGTTTTATCTGGTGAGAAAAACCGATAAGACAGGCTCTGAACTTGCAAGGCACATTTACGAAGAAATCCAAAACGGCAATGCAGTTTCATTGTCATTTCAATGGCTTTATTCCGATAAGTCCATTTCAGTGATGCAGTCACTGGAAAATGTGTCGGATGGAGAATATTATCTTGCCTTTCAAGGCACATCGGATAATTCCCATCCGATGGTGAAATCTATCAAATTTATGAAAGGGTGATGTTTATGAAAGAAACAATCTGTATGATTGCAGGCGTGGTGGGCGGAGTGATTACCACACTGCTCGGCGGCTGGGATTCCGCATTGGCAACACTTGTAGTTTTTATGGGCATTGACTTTGTGACAGGTGTCGTAACAGCTGTCATGGGCAAATCCAAGCACAGCAGCAGCGGTTCTCTCAGCAGTAAGGCAGGCTGGATTGGGCTTGCGAAGAAGTTCTGCATTCTGCTCATGGTGGTGGTTGGTGTCAGAATTGATATTCTCGTTGGCACAAATTATATCCGTGATACCGTGTGCATCAGCTTCTGTCTGAACGAACTGCTCTCCATTATCGAGAATACGACACTTATGGGAATTCCTTTCCCACCTGCATTCAAAAAAGCAATTGATGTTCTGCAAACGAAAGTAGGCAGAACTGAAGAGGAAAAGGAGGACGAATAAATGGCTATTTTAAGACCTGATACATCAACTACTCTGAATGGAGTGAAAATCAACGAGTATTTACTCACAAAACATAATCCCAACAGAATCGATATGCCCTCTGTTTCAATGGAAGGCAAAGTTATCGGTGTAACAGTTCACAATACCGACTGGATTTCTGTGGCAAGCGGAACGACACCTGCGGAGCAGTATACAAGAGCAACTGTTAATGGCAATATGAAAGATGTCAGGGTGCATTATTACGTTGATAATACCTGTGCATGGCAGAATCTGCCCCACAGCCTGAGCGGCTGGCACGTCGCTGATGGTAGTGGCAATGGCAATCGTAGAACAATTGCGATCGAGTGCATTATGTCATCTGCGTATAATGTGACAGATAAGAAGTCTGAGGACAATTGTGCAAGATTGGCGGCAGCTTTGCTGAAGAAATACAATCTTGATATTAACCACCTCTTTACCCACACCCACTGGCTCAATGTCAGGGACGGAAAATCGGGTACTGTGGATTATCTCAATACTGCAAGAAATCCGTACAAGATGTGTCCGCTGTATATTTTGCCGCACTGGTCCGCTTTCAAGTCAAAGGTGCAGTCTTACATGAAATCAGGTACTTCTGTATCGAAAAATCCGACAACAAAGCTGCTCTACAGAGTTCGCAAAAGCTGGAGTGACGCAAAGTCTCAGATTGGTGCATTTTCTTCTTTGGACAATGCAAAAAAGGCATGTAAACCAGGATATTATGTGTTTGATGCAAACGGCAATGTTGTCTATCCAACCAAAAAGTCCGTTGACGAAATTGCCCGTGAAGTCATTCAGGGTAAATGGGGTAATGGCACTGACCGCAAAAAAAGACTTACAAATGCCGGATATGATTACAATGCCGTGCAGAAGCGTGTGAATGAACTGATGAAATAATATGTCAAATATGTCCCTGAGTAGTTTTTCGGAACTGCTCAGGGATTTTTTCTTTTAGGGGCTAATTTTCTGGAGCTTTTAGCGGACTGTATGGTAGGAGGTGCTGCTTGTGACAACAGAAGAAAAAAGAACCGTTGAGCTTTTGCGGCAAAACGGAAAAAGCAATGCAGAAATTGCAGAGCATTTGCATATATCGCCCAACACTATTAAGTCCTATCTGAAACGCAAGAAAAGAAGTGATAACTCTTGCCTGATGTGTGGCATTACCATTACACAGACACCGCATAGAAAGAAGAAAAAATTCTGCTCCGACCACTGTCGACAGAAATATTGGAGAAAGAATGCAGGAAGAACCTCCGCAATGAAAGAAGTCGTCTGTGCAGGATGTGGAAAGAAATTCTATGCCTATGAAAGCAAACAGCGTAAATACTGCTCACTTCTCTGCTATCACGGAGGTATTGCGGATGAACAGTGAAAAATTACAAAAAATCAGCACCTATAAGGTCACACTTGCTGTTCTGAAAAAGTGGCGGAAAGACGGCATTATTTCGGAACATGAATTTCGTAAATGCGAGTTAAAAATTGCCGAAAAATTCGATATATCTTTGTGCAGTATATATCGTGAAACTGCTTGACTTTAGGTCGCTTCTGATTTAATATGTAACACTGAGGAGGGATACTATATGGCACGCACCATAAAAAAGGTCGAATTTCTGCCTAAAATGCCAAAACTGCTGAACGTTGCCGCTTATGCCAGAGTGTCCAGCGGCAAAGATGCCATGCTGCATTCTCTTTCCGCACAGGTAAGCTATTACAGTGAAAAAATTCAGAAACACACCGGATGGAAATATTGCGGTGTGTATGCAGATGAGGCAGCAACAGGTACGAAAGACAACAGAGAACAGTTTCAGAAACTTCTTGAAAAATGCCGTGCTGGCAGCATGGACTTGATTCTTACGAAATCCATCAGCAGATTTGCACGAAATACCGTCACATTACTTGAAACTATACGTGAATTGAAAGATTTAGGTGTGGATGTTTATTTTGAAGAGCAGAATATTCACAGTCTTTCAGCAGACGGCGAACTGATGCTGACGATTCTTGCAAGCTATGCACAGGAAGAAAGCCGTTCAGCAAGCGAAAATCGCAAGTGGCAAATCCGAAAAGACTTTAAAGAAGGCAAAATCGGGAGCATTACAATTTTCGGGTATCGGAGAAATGCTGACGGTATTCTGGAAATTGAACCCACGGAAGCAGAAATCGTTAAGATGATTTTTTCGGACTATCTTTCCGGAATGGGCGGTCTGAAAATTGCAAAGAAACTGAACGAAATGGGTATCAGAACAGCACAAGGGAATCTCTGGACATCTCCAAGAATTAAGGAATTGCTGTCCAATGAAAAATATGTCGGCGATATGCTTTTACAGAAATATTTCCGCAATAATCATATAGAAAAGAGAAAAATGCAAAACAACGGTGAACTTCCCAAATATCTGGTAGAGGATGCACATGAAGCGATTATTGACCGCGATACATTCCAAAAGGTGCGGGAGTTGATTGCACAAAGACAGTCAAAATTTTCTCATACAGGTTCAAAAAACCGCTATCCATTATCGGGAATGATACAGTGCGGATGCTGCGGAAAAAATTATCAGCGAAAAGTATTCAAGCAAGGTTCTGCATGGATTTGTGCCACATTTGTAAGGCGTGGAAAAAAATACTGTCCTGCTGCAAAGCAGATACCTGAAAACATTCTGCAATCCGTTCTTTGCGAGGTTTTAAGGTTGGAGAAGTATGACGACGACGCAGTTCTGAAATATATTCGGCAAATTATTGTTCCCGAACCAAACGAACTGATTTTTATCTTTTATAATGGTAAACAGGTTCAGAAACATTGGGAAAATCCGTCACGTTCTGAAAGCTGGACGGAAGAAATGAAACAAAAAGCAAAGGAAAGGAGTTTACAATGGCACGAAAAATCACAATGATTCCGCAGACCATTAATCCGCAGACACGAACGGCAATGGATACGAGAACAAAACGAAAAGTAGCAGGTTACGCCCGTGTTTCAACGGATTATGAGGAACAGATTACTTCCTACGAGGCACAGGTTGATTATTACACAAATTACATTCAAAGTCGTGATGACTGGGAGTTTGTCAAGGTCTATACAGACGCAGGCATAAGTGCGACAAACACACGGCATCGTGAGGGTTTCAATCAAATGGTGGAAGATGCACTTGCCGGAAAAATCGACCTTATCATAACAAAGAGTGTGAGCCGTTTTGCACGAAATACCGTGGATTCTCTTACTACTGTACGTAAACTGAAAGAAAAAGGAATTGAGGTTTACTTTGAAAAAGAAGGTATTTATACGCTGGACTCTAAAGGGGAATTGCTCATTACGATAATGTCAAGCCTTGCACAGGAAGAATCACGCTCCATTTCCGAAAACGTTACATGGGGACAGAGAAAACGCTTTGCAGACGGTAAAGTCTGTCTGCCATACAGCCATTTTCTTGGCTACAAAAAGGGAGAGGACGGCTTGCCGGAAATTGTACCGGAAGAAGCTGAAATTGTCCGCTTTATCTACAGAAGCTACATGAACGGTCAGACATCTTACGCCATTGCAAAAATTTTGACAGAACGCCATATTCCAACTCCGGCAGGCAAGGAAAACTGGCGGCAGTCCACCATTGAAAGCATTCTGACAAATGAAAAATACAAGGGCAGTGCACTTCTGCAAAAGAAATTTACAACGGATTTCTTAACCAAAAAGACCAAAATCAATGAAGGAGAAGTTCCGCAGTATTACATAGAGGAATCTCACGAACCAATAATTTCTCCGGAAGATTTTGAAGAAGTGCAGGCTGAATTTACAAGACGCAAGAAACTTGGCAGAAAATACAGCGGCAGTACGATGTTTTCTGCAAAACTGGTCTGCGGCGACTGCGGACACTTTTTCGGTTCAAAGGTCTGGCACTCAACCAGTAAATACCGCCGTGTAATTTGGCAATGCAACAACAAATTCAAGGGAGAGCATTTCTGTTCCACGCCGCATCTTTATGAGGATGAAATTAAAATACGGTTTATCTCCGCCTTTGCTGCATTTTTTCAGAACAGAGAAATGGTGCTGGAAACTTGCAGGATGCTGTTGGAGGATTTGTCCGATACTTCTGCTCTGGATACTAAAATAGAAATGCTGACCATGGAATTGAACGACATTGGCATTCTGATTCGTGAGCATATTCAGAAAAATGCGGAATCCGTACAAAATCAGGATTCTTACAACCTTCGCTACGATGAGCTGACAGGACAATACGAGAGAAAGAAAGGATTGCTCCAAAAAATGCAGCAGAAACGTATTGAGCACCAGAGTAGAATTGAATCAATGGCATCATTTCTGAGAACTCTTGAGAAAACCAACGAACCCATCGACTATTTTGATGACGGTATCTGGCGAACGACCATCGAGAAAGTAACCGTATTCCATGATGGCAGAATGGTTTTCCAATTTGTTGACGGAACGGAGATTGAAGCATAAAGCAAGAAACCCACTATGGCATTAAGCTGTAGTGGGTGCTTTTTTTGCTTTTCACAAGAAAACGATAGGTGGGTGCATACTGGAAAACGATAACTGAAAAAGGGTGCATTTTTACTTTGGGAGGGTGCATTTTTTGCCCACAAGAAAACGATTACTTTTCTCAAAACGCCCCAAAGTGTGAAATCAAAGCGTATTTTTCACCGAAAATCTTACATAAGAAAACGATAAAAGCCTGAAAACAACGAAGTTTTCAGGCTTTTTGACAATGAAAATGCACCCTTATTTTGTATCAAAATAAGGGTGCAGGTATGGTGGAGGCGACGAGAATTGAACTCGTGTCCGAAAACAAATCCACACAACTTTCTACGAGCGTAGTTTATCTACATTGATTCCCTTTCAAAACCGCCGGTAAACAGGCTGCTAAGAAAGGTAGTTCAAATCCGATCCTGCGGTGTGAACAGGCCGCCGGAACGTTCACCACTGCAATGATGCCGCAGCGTAGGCCGTGGTACTCCTACGGGCGACAGTAGCTGACTTAGGCAGCTACCTGCAGGCTCTTGTTAAAGCTTACAGAAAAGTTCTTTTTAGCGTTTAATTTTAAACGTGCCGCTGTTTAAAGAGATGCGACAATCTCTGCTCGCTTATCATGCTTCATCGTCCCCGTCGAAACCGTTACGCCCCCATTCTGCCAATCTTTACTGGTTGTGTTCCTTTACTGCACGGCGAATTTGCCGCTGGGCATCTTGTTTTGCAGCCGTCTGCCGCTTATCATACAGTTTTTTACCCTTACAGAGTCCCACCTGTACTTTCACGCGGGAATCCTTAAAATACAGCGAAAGCGGCACCAATGTCAAACCGTCCTGCTTCACCTTGCCGAACATACGGTTGATCTCCTGACGATGCATCAGTAATTTCCGCACCCGCATAGGGTCTGTCCGGAACAGTCCGTCTTTCTCATAGGGTGTGATATGCATGCCCTTGATAAACAATTCTCCGTCAGAAATATCGCACCAAGCATCTTTCAGATTCACATGCCCCTGCCGGATAGACTTGACCTCGTTCCCCTGCAAAGAAATTCCTGCTTCATAGCGTTCCAGAATGAAATATTCATGCCGTGCCTGCCGGTTTTCGCAAATCTGCTTTGTTCCTTTCGTCTGCATGATATGACACTCCTTCCGCAAATGATGATGTTTTCATTATAGCATAATTCTATCTATATGTCAAGCTTTTTTGAAAAAATCTTTGCAAGTCCATTCATTTCTGGCTCGGTATGAAAACCGCATAGTCATCCCGATACCAATACTCCGGTCCGCCGGAAAATTGCAGCATTGCACACTTCGAAATGACTTGCTTCAGATACTCGATTTCATTTTTAGCAGTATGATCCGAGATCACTTTCAGGATATTCACGGAACACCCGTCTGCCCAGCCGCTGTATTGCAAAAAGATATACACCGGTTTCTCGTTCATGACAAGCACATACTCCCGAATCTGAGGATTTCGAATGTGCGGCACTACCATTCTTCCATATTCTTCTGCCAGTGCATTGCGAAATTTTTGATTTTGTTCCCAATCTTCCAGACGAACATTGATCCAATAAACCTGTTTCGCTCTATCGCCATGCACAGTACAACAATCCAGATGCAAAGGAAATCCCTCATAACTGGTAAGCTCCAGCGACTGTAATCGACGCAGCGTGTCATCATCGATATAGAGAAACCGCAACGCACAGGGCAAAAAACGAGAACTCTTATGTTCTTCATCATTGGTATCAGGAAAATCCGATCGTTTCATAGCGATACCTCCCATTTTCGTTTCCATATCATTTCATAAGGCAATACCGCATCAGTTTCTTCACCATTCTCATCTTCCCCTATGCACGGAACAGCTCCGAACCCCTCATATACTCTGCCGTCATTGCAAATCACGCTGACACGATGCCCCTCAATAAGATCAATTTTAGGCAATACCGCACAAAGAGCGTCTGGCGACTTTGCACGCCATCTGCTTGCAAATTTTCCGTCATATTTCACAAAAATGCTCGTGAATACATCAAGTATTCACTCCGCTTTTTGTTTCATCTGACGAAAAATTTGACGACGCATCTGTCGCACAATCTTTGTGCGGTATTGCCTTTACGATTCCATACTGCGAACAATGGCATAAAATCATCACTTCACGCAAACATTCTATCTGAAGTCAGTTCCAGATGTCAATGCTTTTGGAAAACGCTCCCGATTCGCCGGATTCAAAATCACATCATATGGCACTGCATCAATATATGCTCTTTTCTCCCATGCCCGCTCCGGTTCCACCGTAATTTTCGATTCCCGAAATCGCGGGTTGGCACGCAGAAATGCTGTGATCGCCGGATACCACTGGTATGTTACAGAGGCAATTCGAAAAGTCACTGTCTCCTGAAACACACCCCACGCACGCACTTTGCACCACGTGTCCTGGTAGACCGCAATCAGCTGCCGTTTCAGCGTGTCGTTCGGCGTGCAGGCATACTGTTCCGCCAGCTTCTGTTGACTGGCGTTTCCGTATTGCTGCACCAGCTTCACAACAGAATCAAACTCAAAAGTTTCAGAGGGGTGATGCAATACTTCAATTGCCGTTTCCGATACCGAAAGCAGCCACGCACCACCTAAAACCATGCCATACATATTCAATCACTCCGCCTTAAAGTTATAGACCGGCTGGATTTCCCGCACCACTTCTGCGGTCGGCGTGATTTGTTCCAGAATGGCTTCCTTGCTCTTGTATGCCATAGGGCATTCGTCCAGCGTTTCTGCACTGACAGTCGAGGAATAAATGCCCTCCATTTCCTTCCGATAGGCATGCACGGTAAAAGAATTCTTGGCATCGCTCCGGCTCATCAGTCTGCCGGCTCCGTGAGGAGCAGAACAATTCCACTCGGCATTGCCCTTTCCTCTGCAAATCAGCGAACCGTCCCGCATATTGATCGGAATCAGCAGCAACTCCTCTGCCTGTGCAGAAACCGCCCCTTTCCGAAGAATCCGGTTTTCTATATCGATATAGTTATGAATCGTCGTGAACCGTCCTTGTTCTTTCAGCTTACAGCCTTTCAGAATAGTATCCGTAATTGCCCGACGGTTCCAGTCGGCGAATTCCTGCATGATCTGCATATCGTGAAGATACTGCTCCAGCAGTTCCCCTTCACAGTATGCCAATTCATAGGGAATTTCCCCGTTTTCTTTCAGCAGAGCATACGCCTTGTCCTGATAGTACTTTGCCACCTGTAAGCCGGCATTTCGGCTGCCGGAATGCACTACCAGATACAGTGTGCCGTCCTCTGCCTTGTCCACTTCAATAAAGTGGTTGCCGCCGCCCAGTGTCCCCAGACTGCATTCCGCACGGGGCATGGAAACTGCTTCTTTACAGTACAGTTCTTCCAGTCTGGTATTGGCGATATATTTGTGTGCGGCACTGCGAATCTCAAAGCCGCAGGGAATATTCTTGTGAATGAAACTGTCCAGTTCCGGCAGGTTGATTCTCTTGGCTTTCAATTCCACCGTTTCCATGCCGCAGCCAATGTCTACACCCACCAGATTCGGCACGATCTTATCCGTAATGGTCATGGTCGTTCCAATGGTACAGCCCTTGCCTGCGTGTACATCAGGCATAATGCGAATCCGGCTGCCCTTGGTGAATTCCTGTGATACCAGCTTCTGAATCTGCCCCTCGGCACCCGCTTCTATGGTATCTGCATAGACGATCGCTGTGTTATAAGTGCCTTCTATTTTAATCATCGAGTTCACTCCCCTTGTGTTTCTGTTTTCTGGAATATTTCTTCTTGTCCGGCAAGACCTGTGTGGCAGGGTTGACATTTCCCCAATCGCCGCGTTTCTGGTCGTTCAGTGCTTTCTGTTTCTTCTTGCTTAGTTTTTCAAATGGTACGAATTTTTCCATGATCGTTTCTCCTTTCGGGTAAAAGTATGTTTCTTTTCTGTTTTACGAATGCTTAGGAAACACTGAATAAAGCTTGTGCGTAAGATGCGTAGTCAGATTTTTCGGCAGATTGCATAGAAATTCCGCAGACATACTGTATGTATGGCAAGGGATTTCTGGGCAATATGACGGAAAATCTGCAAGCAGATTGCGTGCAAAGCCGTCAGGCGGGCTTTATGCAGTGTTTCCCTTATACAGCTTTCTTTTCCAGCCGCCGTGACGGACGATAGACCAGCAGGGCAATGCCGATCAATACTGCGGTTGCTGCGAGGCTGACCGGATAAACCAGCATGATCGTCTGAAATGTCTGACTTTTCTGGAACACGATATAGATCCACGCGAACCGGATTCCGCAAACACCGATCGTTGTCAAAATTGCCGGCACCAGCGAAATGCCAAATCCGCGGAGATAGCCGGACATCACTTCATACAGCATGCTGAACACGTAGGCGGAAAAAATGGTGACCAGACGGACATACCCGATCTGAATTACTTCCGGATCGTGGTTGAAAATCGACAGCAGGAATTTACCGGAAATCAAAATCAGCCCGATTGCCGCCGCAGATGCAATGGCATCTTCCGCCAGACACAGCCCCAGTACCTTTCGGCAACGCCGCATATTGCCTGCCCCGTAATTTTGTCCCACAAACGTCGTGCACGCCTGACTGAACGAATTCAGCACGTAGTACGCCAGTATCTCCAGATTGAACGCCGCACTGGAAGCCGCGATCACCGTAGTTCCCAGACTGTTGATAGCAGACTGTATCACAATGTTTGCCATTGCAAAAACAGCACTCTGAATTCCCGCCGGAAGTCCGATTTGCACAATGCGAAGCAAACTCTGCCGGTCAATGCACAAGTCGCTCCGTGACACGCGAACGCATTTGTCAGTATGCAGCAGTTTCCAAAGCAAAATCAAAGAGCTGACACCGTTGGCAATTACTGTGGCAATTGCCACGCCGTTGACGGTCATATGCAGCACGATGACAAAGAACAGGTTCAGAATCACGTTCAAAACGCCGGAAATCAATAGAGCCTGCAATGGAATCTTCGTATCGCCGATGCTCCGGAACACTGCCGCTTCAAAATTGTAGAGAAAAATGACCGGCAGCCCCAACAGATAAATCCGCAGATACAGCAATGCCTCCGGAAAAACATCGTCCGGCACGTGAAGCAGTCCCATGACTTTTCCTGCTACCAGTTCCCCGATAACTGTTACCACAATGCCGCTGAGCACCGCTACGATTAAGGCGGTATGTACGGCTTTCTTGACGGACCGCATGTCCTTTCTGCCGATAGCATTGGCAATTACGACGTTGGCACCCAGTGCAATACCAATAAATAAGTTTAGAATCAGCCCGATCAGCGGACTGTTTGCCCCTACCGCCGCAACGGCAACAGTTTTATCCCCGCTTGAAAAATTGCCTACAATGGCAATATCCGATGCATTAAACAGCTGTTCCAGAATCGCCGTGGCTGCAACCGGAAGTGCAAAGCGTGGCAGCTTGTCCCAAAGTGACCCGTGCAGCATATCGATCTTGGCAGGAACTTTTTCTATTCCCAT